TAGCTGAATACCAATCTCCTCCAAAGGTCTTGTATCGAAGAGAGTCTTCTTTCCCCGGAGGATTGTTGGCTAAGAGATCTGAAAGATAGTCTCTTCTTGCGCGGTTTGCTTTATAAAGACCGCGTGCGGCCTTGCTTCTAAAACGTCTTCTCTTGCCAAGGCCTACTGCCTTTCGGGCTTCGTAGTATGCTTTGCGCTTCGCGTAGGATGCCATTCGCGGAACTTCGATATCCTCTATCGGTATAGGACCGTCAAGTGATTTCTCTTCTGGGTATATAGATTTGGAGAACCCTAATTCGTTAAGGATGCGTCCACCTTGGGTAAACTCGGCTCCGTCTGCTGTACGTTTGAGACCTCGTGAATCGGGAGTACGGGGTCTGGACGCGGGAAAGCCGATCTGGCTCTGGGAAGGATTTATTTTGGGTGCCTGAACAGCAAAGACAACGTATGATTGTCCTTACTGTTATTCGCGGAATGGACATTTATGATAATGCTCACAGAGCTCGCGGATAAATTGTTTTTCGAATATTGGACCAAAGGTCTTGGACCAGAAGTAGTCTAGGTAATACTTAGCTAGACTACTGGTCCATTCCTTAAAATGGTGATTCGACGCACGAGGGACGTGCAGAAGCGGAAGGAGCAGTTAAAATTCAGAAAAAAGGAATGGATTAATAGAGTTAGAAAAGAAAGTTATAAACATAGAAAGTTTATAGACTTAAATTATCGTGTTCCAGTTATTAAAAAACTAAGACAAAAAGTGCTAAAGAGACTGCAGTTTTTAATCGGTAAGCGAGACGATTGGCCGTGGGCAATCCAAGATGCATTAAAAAGTAATAAAGTGCCAAATTTTAAGCAGAGATTTGGAATTGTTTGTGCGTTGTGGCAAAATGGTGTGAATAAATATCTGCCAGAGATGTTCAGTCACTTGTGGGGAGACAAGATGAGTGGACCTCAATACTTACACGTAGAAAATATCTCTAACTTGCTCAACTCAAGAGCCCATGAATATACTCAATGGGAAGTTAATATGCAAAAAAGTAAATATATTAAAAATTAAAATCGAATTGTGTTTGTTTCGTCTGTGTATGTTCCCATACTGTGTTGGTGTTCTACCAACTCTATACGTCTGTATAGGGGACGTAAGAGCTCAATATCAACTGTCGGATAGCATTCGCGAGGCGGAAGATTTGAGGTAATGTATATAATCCTCGGCTGCCAGTTGGTAGAATCACCCTTTACGGGTACTACCATGGGGTATCGGTCAAGAAGTCGGAGAAGGTAGGCGAGAGGGCATTCTCCTCTAAAGTCATCGAATATGACGACCTTCTGCTGTTGGTATCCGTCGAACCAAGTGCAGGAATTGTCAAAGGCGATCCATGGTTGTTCGAGAGTAAGGCGAGTACCCTCGTCAATCGCACGGTATGTCTTTCCTGTACCGGTTGGTCCATATATCCATACCACGTTCGATTTCCAAGTTCGATCCTTTCGGCGTCGGATTCGACTATACGCTTCGAAAGATCTTCGATAGACGACCCATTGAGTAAAGTAGTTCTCAGCCACTTCACTTGTAGAAGAGCCTGAATCCAATGCACATTGAATTTCAGCCAAATCTGTTCTTTTTCCTTGTTTAGGGAGAACGCCGAATTCCACAAAATCAGCGTCCTTAGAACAGTAGCGTCGATTGTCTTCTCCGCTTCCTCGAGCAAGCTCAAGGTGGATTCGATCCGTTTCGAACAATTTTTTAACTCCTCCAAAATGGCGTTTTGAAGTAAAGTAAACGTATCCTTGGAGATGGGGAGTTCCTGACTCTCCCATTTCCTTTCCAACGATTCCATAGCGGCTGTGATCTCGGAGAACCTGTAGAACTCGATCATACTCATCGTCTGTATAGTTATTCAAAGTAAAGCACCAAGTTCTTGATTTCGATGTTTGGGTGACGTTGGACATGTGCAAAATGAATTTAATTCAGCTTCCGCTGCAATCCGGAAAGGCCCAACGGTCAAGGGAGCCGCGTCCACGATCAGATCGGCGGTTTCGTACCAATTCCGAAGTCCGACTCAAAAATTTAAAAATTTGAATTTTGTTGCAGTACGTACCGTTCGTTAATTTTTGAATCTGATCGGTGATAGAATTGTTGGAATTCCAGTAATCAAGTCATTCAACAAAATGGATATCATCAATAGAATACCTACTGATCTAAGAAATATGGTAACTGATTATCGCAGAGGTGATTTTGCTTACTGGAAGAGGAAATGGTGGCAGATTATGTGGGATCTGATGGAGAAGGCAGAAATGGAGTTTGCGGATGCGGAAACTGAGGAAAGACACCCTTGGTGGAAAAAGTATCTGGAGTTTGTAAGATGGAAAAGGGTTTATGCTCCTGCTATCGAGAGGATCTATGGAAGGATCAATGGGTGGTCTGTACACCCAAACTCCGATGGTTTCGGAAACTATGGAGTAGATGTGGAGGTGCACTGTGGATGGGACACGGTGCGCATTACAAGAAATTGGAGACCTCCACATGAAGAAATCGTATGGAGATACGAGGGGGATGCGTGGGAGCAATTCCCTATGGATACTGATGAAAGAGAATAAACTTTTTATTTTTTTTTGTGATAATGCTCACAGAGCTCGCGGATAAATTTTTGAAATTAATTGAAGAGAGAGGGATCGACAGAGTCGATGATAAGGCATGCTTGATGATCTTCGAATGTGCCTTCACCAGTAACAGAGCGTGTTAGCTGAATGCTTGCAACGCCTACTGTACCATCAGCAACCTGTACATAAATACAACAGCCTGGCTGCACTGTTACTGGAGTGTCTGTCCCGGTAACTCGGTTTATAATTTGAGGAGACAATGCACCGGATGTAGATTGAAGTGGTGCTATATCGTCAAAGTACGGATACGTTACACTACAATTCTCTAACCCTGTTGATCTAAAATAGTACTCAATAGTGCGCCCCCAGGTCGAAGGAGGGCTTCTGTTAGTGTCCGCAAATCCGTACATCTTGAGACGATAATATCGGGAAGCACGATTAAGAGGAATCTGGACAGTTAAATATGTTACTGAAGGAACAACAATTTTAACTCCAATATCGTCATGAACATTGACAAGGGATGTAGAGCCGGTATTGTACTCTTCAACAATTTCATCAGTTACCGATTGCCATCGCCAAATTGATGTATTATCATGCTGGGAAACAGTAGCGTATAGTTTAGCTCTGGACAAATGACATTTGTATGACACCCAGAGTTCGCCAACAGTCGCTGGATATCCTCCAGGTACTCCATCAGAAGATAACTGGAAGTTTCCAATATCCGTAAAAAGGAGATCTTTGTCGGTTTCGCCTGTACGAGTGTAATACATCTCCATCTGCATCTGTTTAGAAGCAGTTTCAACTCCGTGAACTGCTCCACAAGATGGCTTGGTAGAATTAGCGTAGTCATAATTTTCCATTTGAATAGAGTTAGAAAAAGCAGGAGACTTGGCGTCGTAATTGGTTGCCATGATTATCTTTCCTAAAGAATTGCCGCCGCCAGTAGAAAGTTCTCCTGAAGTGGGTTTATACTGGAAAATCAAACCTTCAAATTTATAAAGCTCAAAGTTCTGTGCGATTTGAGAGAGGAAAGGAAACGTAGTTGACAGAGCAGGGTTTAAGCCAAGCTTGTATATCGTGTTGAATCCAACATTGGGAATTACTACGTTTCCAATAAACTCGGTTTGCTCAACAACAATATCTCCAGTTAAGCTCGATTGGTTAACGGAAATGCCTTGCTGGGAGCCACCGCCTGCAATAATTTGGTTGCCGGAAACTGGGCCGTAATCGCCCCAGCCAAGATATTTAGAAACGTTTGCGCCAGCTCCCCAGCCCTGCTTGACGCCTTCCCACATTGCGGGAACCCCTTGGCCAAAATTTAATATGCCGCCACCAATCGCGCCTAATCCTCGGGGAATATAAGAACGGTAATCTCCGTCACCTCTAAAGTTAAGAGCTAAACGCGCTTGTTTTTGCGCATCGTTAGCTGAATACCAATCTCCTCCAAAGGTCTTGTATCGAAGAGAGTCTTCTTTCCCCGGAGGATTGTTGGCTAAGAGATCTGAAAGATAGTCTCTTCTTGCGCGGTTTGCTTTATAAAGACC